CTGGCTCGCAGCGTTGCCGCTGCCGCTGAGTGAGTGCAAGGCTCTTCGGAGCCTTGCGTGCGGTATGATGGCAGAGAAAGACCCCGCGCGGTAGCAGCCGCCGGGGCATGGACGAACTGAAACAGAGGAAGGGTCCGTCATGGACGAGTCTATCAGACGATGCACGATCGAAGGATGCGAGAGACCGCAGAAAAATAAGAGACGAGGTCTATGTAATACGCACTATCTGAGATGGCTCCGACACGGGGATGTCCATTACGACGAGAGTGTGAAAATTGCAAGATTCTGGAAAAAAGTGCAGAAAGGTGACAACTGCTGGGAGTGGCAGGGGAACAAACTGCTACTGTCCGGATACGGCGTAATACAACGCGACGGTAAGCGTATGTATGCACACCGGGTTTCTTACGAGATAGAGCATGGAAACCTGCCAGATTCCCTGGTGATTGACCATTTGTGCAGGAACAGAGGATGCGTCCGACCTTCGCATCTCGAAGCGGTCACCTTCACGGAGAACGTCTTGCGCGGGGATGGGCCTACTGCGAAGAACGCGCGGAAAACGCACTGCAAGAGAAACCACCCCCTCAGCGGCGAGAATTTGTACGTTAACCCCCAAGGGTTTAGGCAGTGTAGAACATGTATGCGTATGCGGAAGAACGGAACGATTAACGATGCTCAATGATGTACAGCTCCACCTCGTGGAGCGAATCGAGGACGTGTACGCCTGTCTCGACTGGCTAGATAATGCAGACACAGGCCGTATCGCTTTCGACACGGAGACAAGCGGCCTAGATAAGTTCACGGATCGTGTGCGACTAGTACAGTTCGGCGACACAACGCGCGGGTGGGCTATTGAGTTCGACCGGTGGCGTGGTTTGGTCGAAGAGATCGTATCGCGATGGTCGAAACGTGGGCGGTTTGTTGCCCATAATGCCCGTTTCGACACTAGATTTCTTGCTAATGCTGGTATCCACATCCCGCTGCACCTGGTCGACGACACCATGATGTTGGCGCACATCGCGGACCCCAGCGTCTCTATCGGCCTCAAGCAGCAATCTGCCCGCTACGTGGACAAGCGCGCCGCTTCCATGCAATCGCAACTCGACGCGGTGATGCACTCAGGGGGGTGGGACTGGGGGACTATCCCCATCGTTCCGGACGGCCCCCTAGCGGCAATGTGGCACTATGCAGCGCTCGATGTGGTGCTCACCGCGCGCCTCTGGGAGCACCACGCCCCTACGATCCTCCGGGACGCGCCCAAGGCGTATGACATCGAGGTGTCGACGGGGTGGGTAGCGGACAAGATGGAACAGAAAGGGGTCATGTGCGATCGCCCCTACACCCAGCAGCAGATGGACGAACTCAGCCAACTGCACGAAGAGCTGACCGAACGCGGACGCTCTGAGTTCGGGCTGTACCTGGGGTCGAGTGAGGCCGTGACTACGCGGCTCGTGGACGATAAGGTGCCGTTGTGGAAGCGGACCAAAGAGGGTGCGCTTTCACTGGACAAGGAAGCCTTGGAGGGCATGGACCATCCCCTCATCAGGCTCTACCAGCAGCGCAAGAAGGCTGAGAAGATTGCCTCCGTGTACCTCCGGCGATTCTTGCAGTACTCCGAACGTGACGGACGCATCCACCCGTCCATCAATACGCTCGGGTTCAAGGAGCAGTCGGCGGGGGCTTTCGGGGTCAAGACATCGCGCATGAGCCAGAGCGAGCCCAATTTGCAGCAGCTCACCCGGGTGGATGAGAACGACCCGCTCAGCAAGATCGCCCGCAACTGCATTGTGGCATCTCCGGGTCACACGTTCGTCCTGTTCGACTTCGACCAGGTGGAGCTGCGTATCATGACGCATTTCTCCCGGGACCCGGGGTTGTACGCAGCGTTCCTGTCAGATGAAGATTTCTTCGTCGCGCTGACCAGGAAAATCTACCGTGACGAGACGATCACTAAGAAGAGTCCACAGCGCAACCTGACTAAGGCGTACACCTACGCGACGCTGTACGGTGCGGGCAACGACAAGCTGGCTACGACCACGAAGCGGCCGCTGGCCGAGATCGAGCAATTGGCGGCCGACTTCAACGCCGCCTACGCGGGGGTTTCAGGGCACCAGGATCTTGTGCAGCGGCTCGCGCAGGAACGCTTGCAAGCTGAGGGGGTGGGGTATGTCCGCTCCCCGCTGACGGGACGCAAGTTCCAACAGCGCGACCCCCGCATGTTCTACCAGCTGGTGAATCATCAGATTCAGGGAGTGGCAGCCGAAATCATGAAAATCAAGCTGCTTGAGATCGATGCTGCCGGGCTCGGCGATTACCTCGCTATGGTCGTCCACGACGAGGCGGGGCTTGAGGTGCCGGATGATGAAGTCGACGACGTCATTGTGACCATGAAAGACATCATGAACGACGACACCCTGTTGTCGTTGCCGCTCACCGCAGGGGGAGCGGTGGCGAAGCGGTGGGCGGAAAAGCGAGATCTGGAGTAATGACTATGAGTAACGGATACATCATCATCGGTGTCGACCCTGGAGCAACCACGGGACTGTACGTCCACCGCACCTACGAAGCCAACCACACCGAGGTGCCCCAGGGGGGACTGCAAGTGCCTGCTTGGCATATCCCCGAACTACTACATGACTGGGTGATCCGCGCCAACGCGCACATGTGGGACGACGACGAGGGAACCGAAGAGCCGCACGGCATCTACTTCGCTGTGGAGCGCTATATCATCACTCAGCGTACGGCTAAGCTCACGCAGCAGGCCGACGCTCTGGAGGTCACAGGCATGGTGAAGGCGGTAGCGTATCTGGACCACGTGAACGTGCACCAGTACGTGAAGGGCAATCTCGGGTTCGCCTCAGACGCCATGCTGCGCAAGGTAGGGTGGCGAACTCCGGGTATGGAGCACGCTGACGACGCCGCACGACAGGCGTTCGCCATGCTCAAAGACATCGATTACCCAGCCTGGGCACGCCTGGTGGTCGATGCTACGATGGACGCCGAAGACCAAGGAGAGACGACCTGATGATGAAGATTTACGCCGAGCTGCACACCACGCCCACGGGCGACGAGGAACGCCGGATCACGCTGCACGGGTACACGCTCGAAGGACAGCTTGACGAAACGCCGTTCAACGACAACTTCCTTATCAAGGAGATTCCCGGGAAGCGCTGGGAGCCGTCAATCAAGCGTTGGACGCTGCCACTATCGTTCGGCGCGTGCTTGGTGCTGCGCGCTCAGTTCGGGGATCGTCTGCTGGTCGGTCCTGGCTTGCAGGGATGGGCGGAATCGCAGCGGTACAGACGCAATCGCGCACTGGAGCTTCGTGAAGCGTTGACGCCCCCGGACGACTACCAGCATGTCAACGACCACGACGAGGTGCTGTTCCCTTTCCAGATCCCCGGGGCTGAGTTCCTGGTGACGGCGCGAAATGCGCTGCTTGGCGACGAAATGGGAACAGGAAAGACTTTCCAGACAATCGCCGGTGTGCGTCGGGTCGACATGATTCCTCAAGAGGTCGGCGGGAGTGGGTACCCTGTGATCATCGTGTGCCCCAACACCCTCAAACGGAACTGGGAACGTGAGGTCAAGCGGTGGCTGCCGGAGGCTACGTCGTTCGTGATCCACGGCAGCATCGATAAGCGGCGTAAGCAGCTTGCGGAAGCGGCTGAGGCATCCAAGGCCGTGGTCATTATGAACTTCGAAGCGGTCAAGCTGCACTCGCGTCTGTCGGCCTACGGGTCGACGCGTCTCAAGCGTTGCACCGAGTGCGACCCGAAGACGGGTACCGAGGGAATGAAAGCCGCCGCGTGCGAGATGCACCCGAAGGAACTGAACGCGATTCCGTTTAAGGTTGCAGTGTGTGACGAAGCACACCGGGTAAAGGACCCGAACGCTCAGCAGTCCCGGGCGCTGTGGCATGTCTTTCATGCGCCCTCCGTCCAATACCGCTGGGCGCTGACGGGCACACCGCTCGCCAACCACCCGGGTGACCTGTGGTCCATCGCGCACATGCTTGACCCTGAGACGTTCCCTGCCAAGACGGCGTTCCTGGACCGGTACGCTCTCAAGCGCTTCAATGCGTTCGGAGGCATGGAAGTGATCGGACTCAATCCTGAGCGGAAGGCTGAGTTCTTCGAGATCTTCGACCCGATGTTTCGGCGCATGATCAAAGCGCAGGTGCTGCCGCAGCTGCCGTCTAAGGTCTACCAGCGTCTCGACGTCGAGATGACACCCAAACAGGCGAAGGCGTACAAGGAGATCGCCGAGCAGCTGGTGACGGTGCTCGACGATGGCACGGTCATGGTTGCGGACGGCAACCTGGTGGCCGCTACGCGTCTGCTCCAGTTCTCCAGTGCCATGTGCAAGGTCGACAAGGGCGAGACCCCCGATGACCCCATCACGTGGCGAGTGAACCTCATCGACTACCCGAAATCGCCGAAGATCGATGAGCTGATGAGGATCATTGAGGACCACCCGGACAAGCCGTTGGCGATCGCTGCCGAGCATCGGCAGCTCCTCATGCTCGCCGGACAGCGGCTCACCGCAGCTGGTATCCCGTTCGCCGAGATCTCGGGAGCGGTGACGGCTGACGAGAGGGACGCTGCTGTGCAGGCGTTCCAATCCGGCCGACTCAACTACATCCTGTTCACTTACAAGGCGGGGGGTGTCGGCCTCAATCTCACCCGGGCTGATACGTTGGTGCGGTTGCAGCGGAACTGGTCGCTCGTGGAACAGAAACAGGCTGAGGACCGGGTGCACCGGATCGGCTCCGAAGAGCATCAGTCGGTGACCATCATTGACCTGGTGACCGCAGGGACGATCGAGGAGACGCAGATTGAGCGGCTGTACGCCAAGGCGGAACGGCTCGAAGAGATCGTGCGCGACCGTGAGAAGCTGCGCAGCCTTGGGAAGCCGGTCGACGAGCTGGACGCTGAGGCAGCCAGAATCGAAGCCACTGGACTTATGGGGGGTTAGTGTCTCCAGGACACCGGTACGATTACCCAGGGTTGTCACCCGAGTACATCGAGAAAGAGAAAGCGCGCAAGCGACTCGCCAACCGCGTCGCTTGGGTCAAGAAATGGATGCCTCGTATCGAGGCGGAAGTGAAAGGAGAGCCCCATGGGGAAGAAAAACACGGGTCCGATTGAGGACGACGGTACGCTGTTCGGATACTACGAGGAGCGCAGACGCCGTTCTCTGATTCGCAACCCCACCCGGAGCACGGGTGACGACGAATCGAAGGACACCAAGAAGGACGCTGACAACAGGAAAAAGAGGTAGGAACGTGACTGGGCTACGTCGCGTCTCCCAATCGGAGATGAAAACCTTCCTGCGTTGCAGGCGTAAGTGGTGGCTGTCGGAATTCCGGCGTCTCGCGCCGAACGGCTACGACCCTACCGGGCCGCTCCGTTCCGGTTCCCGCGTGCACGCCGCCCTGGAGGCGGTCTACACGCCAGGCCAGGACCCGCACGACGCCCTCAAGGTCGCGCAGGATGCCGACTGGCAGACCTATGTCTCGGCCATGGCTGAAGACGGCTACGAAGCCGATTCCGCAGTCGCGGCCGAGTTCAGCAAAGACTGCGACCTCGAACGCATCATGCTGGAAGGATACCTTCAGTGGGTGTCTGAGGAAGGCGAGGACGCCGACCTGGACATCCTTTCCACTGAGGAAATCGTCACGGTTCACGCCTCCGAATTCGCCCCGGATCTGATTGAGGAGTACTGGGAGTTCGAAGTCGTCGGCAAGATGGATATGCGCCTGCGCAGACGGTCGGATGGTGCACGGCTGTTTCTCGACCACAAGACGAGCCGCAACCTGAACGATGCACTGCCGACCTTGCACATGGACCCCCAGATGCTTCACTATCACTGGCTTGAGTCCATGACGACAGACGGCGCGTGGTGTGACGGGGCGCTGTACAACGTCCTCAAGAAGGTCAAGCGCACCAAGACGGCGAAACCGCCGTTCTTCGCTCGGTACGAAGTGCCACACAATGAGCACGAGATCGCGGCCTATCAGGCTCGGATGATCGCTGTCATTCGGGAAATGTTCCGTCTGGAGGATGCGGTAGCGCAGCTACCGCCCGAGGAGGCTGCCATGGCGGCTTACCCGACCCCGACTCGGGACTGCTCTTGGGACTGCCAGTTCTTCCAGCTGTGCCCGCTGTTCGACGACGGGTCACGAGCTGAGGACATGGTAGCCGCGCAGTTCCACGAGCGGGACCCCCTAGCCAGGTACGTCACGGAGGGGGAACCGGCGACCTGATATAATCGAAACCCAACGATTGAACGAGAAAGGACGTAATGACCAGCGATTACCGCACACTGTCAATGCTCATTCACGGTGAGTCGAAGGTCGGCAAGACGACCCTTGCGGCCACCACCCCGGGACTGAAAGTCATTCTCGACGCCGAAGGCGGCTGGAAATTCATCGCGGGGATGCCGAACCCGAACCGCAAGACCGAAGCGCACCCCGAAGGCGAACCCTTCCGGCGCATCGATTGGGACCCGACGCAGCCGCCTCCCGAGGATGATGGCACGTGGGACTTCGCGGTGGTCACCGTGCAGCAGTGGGACACCGTGTCCCGCGCTTACCAGTGGCTCCGGACCGGAGAGCACCCGTTCGAATCGTTCGTGATGGACTCAATCACGGAGATTCAGCGCCGGTGCCGTGAAAACCTCACGGGCACCGAAGCGATGCAAATCCAGGACTGGGGTAAGCTCCTCATTCTCATGGAAAACGTGATCCGAGGATTCCGGGACCTGGCCAATGCGCCCGGCCCCATCCGCAACGTCGTATTCACCGCCGAGTGCGAGTTCAAAAACGGCAAGTGGCGTCCGTCCATGCAGGGGAAGATCGGTAACGCGCTCCCCTACCTGATGGATGTGGTCGGCTACCTGTTCCGTGAACCCGTGCTCGACGCGAATGGACAGGACACAGGAACGAAGACCAGGAAGCTACTCGTTGGGCAGTCCGACGAGTTCGAAGCGGGTGAGCGTGTACAGGGTCGTATCCCCGACATCGTGGCTGAGCCCAACATCACCGACATCATGAGCCGAATTTACCCCGGCTTCGAAGCTTAGGAAAGGGCAGCAACATGGCTGAAATGCCTTGGGATGAACTCGTCAAGAAGGCCGAAGAGAAGGGCTACGGGGAGGTGGCTCCGGTCGGGCGTTACGTCATCCGTGTCGAGACGGCCACTGCGAAAGTCTCGAAGAACTCGAACCCGATGATCGCCTGCAAGCTCAAGATCACACAGGGTCCGCACGCGGGCAAGCTGGCTACCTCGCGCAATCACAACCTCACGATGTCCGAGAAGGCCGCTTCGATGTTCCTCCAGAACCTCAAAGCGCTGGGCATCAGCAAGGAAACCTTGCTGAGCCAGAAACCCACCATGGCTCAGATTGCCAAGGCCATCGAAGGGGCTTCGGCGATCGCCAACACCTGGGTGGACACCAACCCCACCTGGGGTAAGGACCAGGAAGGTAACGACGTCATCAGCGTGAAGTGGTCGCTCAGTCCGCTGGATGGCGGCGGGACTCGACCGATCACCACCTTCCCCAAGCTGGCGTCGGAGAACGGCAGCGCACCGGCCACCCCGGGAGCGCCGTCCACGCCTTCGGTGCCCAGCGCACCGGCTGTCCCGGTCGCGCAGAACCCGGGATTCTAACCAGTCAAGCGGGGGCCTTTCGAGGCCCCCGCTTCCGCCATGTAAGGAGATCCGCCCATGTGGGTAGCGAAGAACCGCCAGAAACCACCGGAACAGAACGCGTTCGCCCAGCGTGCGCGGCGCAAACGCGGACAGCCTGAAACCCCGGCTCCTCAGGCTTCCGAAGCGCCTCGCGAGCCTGCGGTGGTCGCCGACCAGATGCCAGACCTGGACGCGCTGCGTGAGGCTGCGCAGGCTGCCGCTGAACTCGTGGGTGCCACCACCCCCCAGGCGGTTCCTTACGACCGTAACTCCGCGTCTGAGGAGTACACCCAGGCCCCGGACATCGCGACCGTCCCTGAGCCGCAGTCCGAGCCTGAGCAGCCACGCGGCGGCCGCAAGCCTTCGCCCGAGGTGGCTGAGCGCAAGGCTGCGGTGCTCCGGCTCGTCCAGGGGGCTGGCTCTGAGGGCATCCGCAAGCGTGACCTCGCCGCGCAGTTGGACGTGAAGGAGACGCAGCTGCAACCGCTGCTGGCTCACTGGCAGGGGGAGGGCAAGGTGGAGAACCGGCGCATGCCCGAGACCCGGGAATTCCGCTGGTTCGCCCTGTGACCAGGGAAAATACGAATAGGGGACCCCGGGGTTGACAGCTCCGGGGGCACCTGTTAGGGTACTTCCATCAGCAAGAAACAAGACCCATGACGGAAGGACATGCATGTCAGATCAGTACGATGATCTCGATTGGGACAACGGGCAAGTTCTCCCAGACGACGAGTAAAATCAAGTCCGGACTTCGGTCCGGCACATGTACCCATGGCCCAACTGGTAGGGCAACGGTCTCCAAAACCGGAGGTTCCAGGTTCAAGTCCTGGTGGGTATGCTGGGGTCGGTTCCGTGCCACCATTAGCCCTAACCAGGTAAACGGAACATGTTGTGAGGAGTCATGACCCGAGCAACTGGTAAAACCCAGGTGGTTCCGGGCGCGTGTAGCTCGTGGTTGAGTGAGAAAGTGACTCGGGCCGTCAATGGCTGCTGAGACGAGTATCGGGCGGGGTTCGATCCCCCGGCACGCACGGTGTGTTTAGTCCGTACATCATAAGTCGACAGCGCTTGACCAGCGTAACGGACTCAGGTTCGGTCGGGTAGCTCCCGGCGCGGATACAACGGCCCCTGGTGGTTCGGGGGTAGTACTGCTAGCTCAATCGGCAGAGCACCGTAAGGAGGTTCGGGGTTCGAGTCCCCGGCAGTACGCGAAGGCCAGTTGCGAGCCTTGCACGGGAAACCGGGTTAAAGCTAAATCGCGACACAAAAAGTCCCAGCCTGCTGATAAGAACCCCTGGGTTCTTCCGTGAGGATAGGCAGGCTGGTCACAAGGTTTCATGGCGGAATGGTAGACGCTAGGGAGTGGACCTCCCGAGATTGATTATCGTCCTGGTTCGAATCCAGGTGAAACCACGGGACGCCGGATGTTCGCGACATCGGTATAGGCGGGGTAAGTTCCGTCATGCGGTTTTGGTGTACCGCATCCTCAAACACCTGGACGGGTCGGCATCGCGAGCCGGTCCGTCCTAGGCCCCTGGAGTAATGGGGATGTCGCTCCCGGCGTGAGAGGGAGAGATCAGCGGTTCGAATCCGCTGGGGGCCACGAAGCTGGGTTTTCTAGATAAACACCAGCTCAACCACCAGCGGTACGCGCGCTGACTTGAGTTCGGCCGGACGTTGAAGAGTCGGGACCGTGCCTCTTCCGCTGGTGGCTTGGCGCGATGTCCGAGTGGTCAGGTAACGGCCTGCAAAGCCGTGCACGTGGGTTCGATTCCCGCTCGCGCTTCGGGTTCACACCGCAGTGAGCATGGCGGAACGGTTCCGTCCTCTGACTGGTGGACCTAGTGTAAACATTCCGGGGGCTCGGAAGTAGTGAGCCGAGCCCCCACCACGACTGGAGGATCGAAGATCATGACGTACGCAGAGTATCAACCGGACCCCTACGTGCAGCCCCTCAACCGTTCCATCGAGGCGTATATCGTCGATCTCGATGGCACCATTGCAGGTAGAGATCACGACGACCCTACTACGCGCGGTCCGCACGACTACGACCGTGTATACGAGGACTACCCGATTCACGAAGTCATCACACCGATTCGGGCGCTCCAAAACGCGGGGTATGAGATCATCTTCGTCTCTGGCCGCCCGGAGTCATGCCGCAGGGATACGTCGTTGTGGATTCCGGCCCGAGCAGGGCTGCACCTGGACACACTCCACATGCGCACCACGGGTGACCGCAGGCCCGACACCATCGTGAAGCGTGAACTCTTCGACAAGTACATCCGCCCGCGCAGGCTGCGCATCGGCGGTGTCTTCGACGACCGGAACCGCGTGGTCTTCAAGACGTGGCGGGAGCAACTGGGGCTCACGGTGTTCCACGTGGCCTGGCATGACTTCTAGGACCGGTAGAGGTCGATTCCCGCAAGTAATATTGTCGGGGGTGGTACCCCTACCCACCAAAGACGAGAGGACTTAAGATGTGGCTAGTACTGGGAAGCCTGGCAGTCACCCTATGGGCTGCCGTGTTTGTGTGGCTTTATCAGGCTTTCGGTGATCGGGGTGAGGCGTGAACTGGTATCGGTTCAAGATTGAACTATTCGGGGTGGTGTGGAAAACGTTCATGTGCGTATTCATGGTCATCTCATACCGTCAAACGCTGCTCACCATGGGTGACTACAGCCTGATGGTCCCGGCTGAGTACGGCATTCTGGCCTACCCGTGGGTGATGCCCGCTTCCATGTGGGGGATGCTCGCATTCTTGTGGCTGCTGTACTTCGCAGCCTTCCGAGTGCTCCGTGCTGACGCTCGCTATGGGGAGAGGTAGGGATATCATGAGGCTGACACAGCGCGGTAAACCACGTGACGACTGGCAGAGAGACGCAGCGTGCCGCGACTACGCGGACGGCTACCTGGACCCATGGGACGCTGAACCGGGCGAAGGCGTTGTCAACGCCACCGCGCACCAGTTCTGTGCCCGGTGCCCCGTCAAACGCCAGTGCCTACTGGCAGGGCTGCGGAGCGATGCCATGAATCAAGGCGTGGCGTTCGGGATCTGGGGAGACACCGCACCCAAGCAACGACGGGCTATGGTCCGCAGCCGTTTCCGCCTCTACTGCCCTGTGTGCCGTGGCAAACTGGTGATCACCAGCGATGGCGAGACATGGCAGGCGTGTGCTTCGTGCGGCATCACGTGGCAGTGCCGCAAGCCCAAGCCTGTGGCACTGCCAGACGACTAAGCGCGGTACGTCGCAGTCCAGCTCACAGGGATACCAGTCCATGTGGAAGTGGTGGCTTGGTTCTGAAACACGAACAGTGTGTATCCGGTCGTGGTGACGTTGAATGCCCGCGAACCCCAGCGCGCAGTTTCTCCCGCTGCGGAGGCGATATTGGTGGTCACGTTCGGTGGCGACGGGAACGTGAACCCGAAGCTCACCAAGGCAGTAGTCGACGACAGGCTTGTGAAGCTGACGTTCACGCTGCCTGTTCGTGTCCAGTTAGTGAGGTTGGTGATGTTTGTCTGGCCCGATGCGATGTCTAGTTCAAGATCACTGATATCACTATTGATCTGGGTGATATCGTCGGTGAGTCCATCGATTTGGCCCGAAAGAGTGCTGAGCGCAGCGTCGACCTGCACCGCGAGGATGGGAGAGACACCACCTGGCCCACCAGTCAGCGTGATCCCGGGCAGCGATGAGGGCGACTCGTATTCCAGGCCCCAGTTGGTTGTAACAGGCATGTCACCCTCCTAGATGAAGACTTCGACGATAACGAGGCCACCGCTGCCCGCGCCACCGGTACGGACGTCCACTTCATTGTTGTCATTCAACGCTCCCGCGCCACCCGAGCCGTAGTTGCGGGCGTTGAAGCCGTTAGCCCCGTTGATAGTGGAGTTGGCCGTTCGGGAACCCCCGAAGTGCGAAGCCCCGCCCATAGCCGATTCGGTAGGGGCAGTCACGCCCAGGTTTCGGGCGTTGCCTCCGTCGCTCCCCGGTACGATGAGATCTCCGGTACCGGCTGAAGCGCCGTTACCTCCGGCCACGCCGTTGTCGCCCGTGGCAGTCTCGGTGTCACCGCCGTTACCCCCGTTGGCAATGACGAGTGCACCGAACGAGGAGGGATCGCCTGTACTGCCAGCAACACCGACGCCACCAGCCCCACCAGCTCCAACTGTCACGTTGACCGATGCTCCGATAGCAGCGCTGAGGAGGAAGCTTTCAGCGTAGCAGCCACCCCCGCCGCCCGAGCCCAGAGAGATCTCGGTGCCGGAGGTGACCGCAGCTCCACCACCGCCGCCACCGCCACCTACAACGCGCACACGCGCAGCCTTGAAACCGTCATACGATGCCTTAGTGAAGGCTGTGACGCTCCCCGGAGTGGTGTAGTACAGGGTGGTGAGAAGTCGGAAACCGGTCGTCTCGATCGCAGTCAAGCGCGCTTCGAACGAGGCAAGCACCGACTCGACGACTTCGGCCAGGATCGGGTGCGAGCCATCCGAGTCGCCGGTCAACGTGATCCCCGGCTTCGACTGCGGTGTCTCAAACGGCAATGAGTAAATGGGTGTCTCAGGCATTATTCAATCCCCACAAAGATGACGGTAGACTCGCGCGTGGCGATCTTGATCGGACTGGTGACGTTGAACGGGATCGTAGCGCGCTCCACCACGTGAAGCTCGCGGTTCCCGTCGTTGTACGTCACCCGTATAACGTCGTATGGCCGCACCCCGGGGTTCGGAACTGCCGAGAGTCCCACGTCGTAGGGAGCGCCGAGCGACTGCCGCAGTAGGTTCCGAGCCGCGTTCTGTGCCTGCTGCTCGGTCGTGATGAACGTCGACGAGTAGAACCGGGGCACGCGTCCGAACGGACCATCAAAGAATGTCGGGCTGGATTGCTGGGCATCGAACGCCACTGCCCGAACCGGTGGCAGGTCGTCACCGCCTTCGCCGGTCACGACGACGACGTTGTACACGCCTTCCCGGGACAGTGATCGGTTGGCCTGCACCATGGCACCCCCAGGACCCGCTTTCACGGTCCAGATAGGGTCACCCTCATCGGGGATGGTCTGAAACACGAGCCTGCCAAGATCATCCCAGTAGACGATTTTCCCCAAGCCTTCGGCCAGTGTGAGCAGCACGTCGTAACGGGACTCTTCGACGATCAGGGAGCGTCCAATGGTGGAGAGGTTCGAGTCGTCGTCGAATACGATCACAGCATCGTCGTAGATGGTCAACACTGTGTCTTCGACGATCTCCTGAACCGTGGTGCCCACGATCCATTGGCGGGGTTGCAGGAACCGCGAGTCGATGATCGTTGCCATGCGGTCGTCGAGATTGAGCTTTAGAGGACCCTTGGCGGCATCGTTCTGTGATACTTCCGAGATGCGGAAGTACCCCATGGGAGCCCACAGGACACCGTTAGCGCCCCTGTCGACGCCACGGAACAACGCGACCTCAGAGCCGTACGGCGCGAGTGAGAGGTTCTGCGACGTGGGCCAGTCACCTACGACTTCGATGGTGCCCGAAGACCGGATGTCGGCGGTGGCGTTGAACTCGATCGATCCGTCACGCACTTGCAGCTCAGTTCCGGTGGGGTCATCCCCGGTCTGGAATCCGTCCACGGCCACGCATCGGAACCGGGCCATGTGGGACCCGGAGATGACGGAGGCGAAATCGGCAGCGGTAACCATTACGACTGCCGTCCGTAGAATCGGCTGATACCGAAGCTGGAGAATCCGCCGCCTGTGTTGCGCGCGTACAGCGTGACGGTACCGACGTCGCCGGGTCGAGTAAATGACCCCCATCCGGGGACGTCGAACGTGATGAGCGCGGCGCCCGAGCCCGAACCCACCACGATCTCGCCCGAACCGGCAACATCGCAGCGCACCTCCCATTCAGTAGTGCCACTGGCCAGTACGGAAAATCCGATGCTGATCTTGGGATGGTAGAACGGGTTGATACCGCGCAGGATAGGCAGGAACGCAGCGGAGTTGGTGCCGGGGAGTGCTGAGGTGCCGTTGTTGTTGGCGTCGGTGGTCGGGCCGATGAAGTAGGGAATCCAGGGGCGCGCGAGTCCGACGCCCGTAGCCCCGTCCGTCTCGAAGACGCGCGTCCCCTGCGTATCGAAGATCGCGATGTTGTTCATGTTGGAGATCTGGAGAGCCCGGGTCTCGTCTTCATCTCCGTAGAACAGGATGATGAGGGGGTCTCCGTCGTCTTCCTTGCCGAACAGCGCAAGGTCGAATTCGTCTTCGGTGACGAATTTGAAGAGTTTCGCGGTCACGTTGAGGTCGCCCACGAACTCACCGGGGTTGGTCAGCTTGCCGAGAATCCACCAGGTGCCCACCCCGCGTGAGTTCTCCGGTGCCCACCCCAGCATCCCCACCACGTCACCCTGCCGAAGAGTCAGTGCGTTCACGCCTTCGATGATCGGCACGTCGGTGAGTGTGATCCCGCGCCACTCGATTTGGTTGTGCAGCGTTTCGTTGTCCCATGACAGGATGGTCCCCTGGGAGAACTGGACCCCCTTAGAAGGTGCGGGAGTGAGCAGGGCTGCGAGGTCGTTGTTAGCGCGGTCGGTCATGGTGTCACCTGTCAGAAGTCGTCAATGTTGCCTTCGGCGAGCCACAGTTCTTGCCAGGTATCCCACGAGTCCCAGACATCATCCCAGGTGCCCCCGTCGCCGATCAGCGCCCAGAGCATCTGCCAAGTGATGGTAGTCGGCAGGATACTGTCCACGTCCATAGCTGCCACTTGGGTAAACGATACCTGCCAGACCCAGAGCGGCTGCCCGCGCATTGAGTGCGGACGAACGGAAGTGGTAGGGACCACGTAGCCTTCAGGGATACCCGCGTAATCGGTAGGGCAGTCCTCGTCGACGTCGCCCGGTGGCTGCAACAGCAGCACACCGCCGTAGGTCAGCAGCGCGAGCACGGAGCGGTTCGCCTCAGCGGAGCGGGTCACGAACGTCAATCCGAAGGAACCCGATGATCCGACGTCAGTGATCGCCAAGATCTCGTGACGTCCTTTGATGTCGTACAGACCGGCCCGGGAGTCGTAGCTGAGCGCATCCCAGTCGGTGCACTCGATTTCCCAGTTGAACAGCGGGTAGGCGACGGACTTCAACCACACCTCGGTCTGTACCGGTGTGATGGACGTCGACGCGACCGCCACGTCAGGAATTGCGCGTACCTCGATGGGGCCGTACCACTGCTCATACGCCGCACCCGATGCTTTCCGGGCGCGGATGTAGACTCCCGAACCGGCCACCACGTCAGTGTCGGTTACGAACAGCTGCCAGTCGCGAGGTTCGTCGGCACCCGTGGGCCATGCTTTGCACATGAGCGATGATCCGAAGACGCGGAACTTGGCGTACCACGGGATATTGGCTGTCCATTCACCCACGCGCAGCGTGCTTGTCAGCCCCGTGAAGACGCCCCCCACGCGCTTTGCCAGCTGGACACGCACGTCGCGGTTGTCCGCCGCGTTCTCGAACAACAGCTGGCACTCATAGTAGTTGTTGTTGTCGGCCGAGCGGAGACCGATGTTGTAGTTGGTCTGCACGTCAAGCGCGGGGTCGGGCTGCACTGCCGACCAGGTGGCCACGGCATCCACAGCACTCGCGTCCGTCTCTGCGCGCTGCTCGATGATGTTGCCAGTCGGGGTGGGGTCCTCGATGATGCCCGCGCCATTGTCGACGTGGGCAGTGGCTCCGGCGTCCGCCGCGTGGTTGACATAGACCTGTCCGGTGTCGGCAGTTCCCCATGTCAAAGCAGGTGCGGTGGTGCGGTTGAACGAGTCGAAGAACACCGGGGCAATGAGCCGATAGTGGTTAACCACATTGGGCTTGTATTCATAGTCATCGACGATGGTCACTCCGGTGGTGGCCACGTTGCCGCCCCCGCGAACGTCAACCCAATCGGGGTCGGCGTCTGTGGAGCGCTGTAGAATGTAGCTGACGTTCGCGACCAAATCCCCTGCGGTCAGACGGACGCGTCCAAGATCGTTCAGATATTCGGCACTGAGCGTAACCATTTAACCACGCCTCCCGGTTCCGGCTCGCGCACGTCGTAGCATGTCTTGGTTCATCTCGTTCTGCTGTTCCACGATGATATCGGTCAGCTCACGCTCGCCGATCTTGACCACGAAGTAGTTGTCACCCGCCTGCGCTACCGCGCTTACCGAGCTGTTCCCTGCACCGGCGTCACCCTGATTCATGACCCCAGCTCGGCTCAATGCAGACGCCAGCAGGCTGTCAACGCGGGGATCACCCAGGGGAAGCACCGCTTCATTGAATCGGCCTTCACCGATCATAGCCAGCGTCGGCCCCGTGGCGAGCGCTCCGTCCGCCAGGTACGGAATGTTGGGAGTCGAGATCGTGCCCCCACCGACCGTACCAAACCCGGGCACGTTCACTGACGGGATGGTGAATGACAGGCTGTTCCACCCCGCGATGACGTCATTGATGAAGCTCCGGAATCCCTCGGCCATGGGCGCGAACATATTGCGGAGTGCGCTGCTGATCTTGTCCGGGATGCCGCGTACGAACCCGGCGAACCGATCCAACCCGCTGACCATGCTCGTGATGTTCCCCAACACGGTGTCCTTCACGAACGTGATGCCGTTGCGTATCGGAGTGAACACGAACCGTTCCATGACGTCTTTAGCCGCCTGCATGGAATCTGACAGGAATGTGAAGATGTTTGCCATCTCCTCAGCCCGATTCTCGAACTGATTCCGGATCCACTCGAACAGGGCTGCGATCCCTTCGATCGCCGCTTGGAACACCACGGCCAGGTTTTGGACAGAACCGCCGAGCACGGTAGTGAGGATGTCCGCCAAGAATTCGATAGCGGGCACCAGCACCGGAACGATGACGTTCTCCACCACCCACAGCAGGATGTCGGCGAGGACTTGGATGATAGGCACCAAGACCGCACCAATGATCTCGGCGAGCACCACGAATAGCTCATTGAACGGCGCAAGCGCTTCAATGAGGGGGCCGAGTGCTTCGAAGAGCACGCCCAGAATCGGGGCGATCGCCTGGAGCGCTACCGCGACTACCTCTAGCGCAACGCTCAGACCGGCGCCGAGCGCTTCCGCGATGGCCTCAAGCAACGGCATAATCGCCGTGATCGCCTCTACCAGGATTGCGCCAAGAATGTTCGCAATCTGGGTGAACGGCTCGATAAGCGGGGCAATCGCCGTAGCGATCACATCGAGGATGGGCGCGAGCGCGGTGAGTACGGAACCCACCAGCTCGGCGAGGGGACCGAGCAACGGAGCGACTACCGACAGCAGACCCGCAATACCCTCAACGATCGGGGGGATGGCAGGGGCGATCGCTGCCAGAACGGTACCGAAAGCAGCACCTACCGTGTTCAGCGCTTCGAAGATCGTGACCAGGATTTGCTGCCCCTGCGCGGACGCAAGGAACTCATCGAAGACTCGCAGCACTTCCCCGAACACACCAAGGATGTTGCCTCCGCTGGTACGCGCTGCATTCCCGATAGAGCTCAGAATGCCCGTCACCGACGAGATGACGCTGCCCAGCTCATTGAAGACTCGCAGTGCGTCTCTTACCCACTGCACAGCCTGCCCGCTGGCAACGGCTCGATCGATGAAGACCGCGAGGCGATCGACCAGGCTAGCAAGCCCAGCACCGACGTTCTCTCCGAACGCCTGATTGACCGCCACGCCCAAGTTCAGAAGAGACGAGAACAGATTCGCCAACGGTTCCTGTAGCCGCGCCACCGCCTCATTCAAGATGTTGAAGCTGGTCGTTACAAAGTCCACGGCCACTTGCGAAGTGGCGACCTGAGCGAGTCCGGTAATGACGCCGTTCATGGACTCTGCTACAGCGGTCATGCCGTCTCGGACCGGACCCAGCAGCGTTTCGGACAGCTGAACCAAGATCTGATCAAAGTTGGCGAAGAATTCTTGCTGTACCGAGTCGCGCAACTCGTCGAGCGCCGGGGCCATGTCCCGGATGGCCTGGGCTGCCGCCTGCACGTTGGGTGCCATGCCCTCAATAGCGGCGTTGAACTCTTCGGCAGTCCCGGTGGCAGCGGTTTCGAACGCTTCACCCACGCCAAGCGTCGCCACTTGGAGCGTAGACATACCAGCTGCGAGGAGACCCACCCCGGAGGGAAGGGCCGCAATGATGCCGACAGCGGGTGCCATGGCTGCCGCCAGCTGCGTAGCGGCAGCAGCGGCTGCCGCCATGGCCGAACCGAGGACACCGAATCCCGCCACGGGCAGTCGGATTCCGGCCAGTGACGATAGAGTGGCACTGAGCCCTACACTGAAACCGTCGCCGAAGTCGGCGCCCGCCGATAGGCCGATACGTGAGCTGTCCCGGGAGGCACGACGCTCGGCGCGTTCAACCCCCCGGGTAAGCTCACGTTCAACGGTACGGCCAGCAGTTTGGGCTGCACGCTGCATCTGGCGCACGTCGAGTTCACCGATGATCTCAACAAACGCCCTATCAAGCGGCCCCGCCATACGTGCACCTCACGCCGTGTGTAGTCGGCTACAGTCTACCTGCTATTTTCGCCGCGACTTACCGCTGACACCGCCCGCAGTCAGTGTCTTGATAGCCGCTTTATTGTCGAAGGTGGCGCGCTTGTCGTCACCCCACCCAGCAGGCTTGGGAGGCATCCTTCTACCTGGTCGCGTGCTCTCCGCTGTTGCGGAGGCGGTGGCGTTGCGCGCTCCGTCGAGTAGGGGCTTAGCCTTCGCTAGGTGTGCAGCGGCTACGACGTTGGCAATCTCGTCTTCGAACGTCTTTCGTTCTTCGGTGCTCATGTTCCGAACAGCGAAATAGTAGACGAGATTCAGCCACCGATCCCACCGCAGCGACTCGTGGTCGACACCGTGGGCGACACACCAGCCATCGAAGTACGGCCATACCCGGTCGTCAAGCGCCCAGCTGACCAAGTACGTTACTGCGGCGTAGTCCCTTTTCCCAGTGCCTCGCCGAACAGCCATTCGATGACGGCGTTGAAGGTGGCGGGATTGATGGGGTTGTTCACGGGGTTGCCGTACTGGTCGTGACCCCAGAAACGAGCCTCGAATCGCTGGAATGACTCGGGTTCGAAGATCTCGGCCAGTTCGGCGAGCAGCACCTTCCCCGCGTTCGTGTCGGGATCGTCGACACTCTGCTCAATCTTCCCTTTCAGGGAAGACGCCGAGAACATCTTGCCCGCCGCGATGGCGGGTCGAAGGTAGAACATTTCCCCGTCAATGTCGAAATTGACCTGTTCCTGATTCGTGGTAAACGACTTCATTGACATGTGTAGCCCATGCTCCTTTGTCAGAATCGGTTGAAAGCGGTCCGCAGTCCATCTTGCAGCGCCGGGTTCGCTTCCATGTAGCGCGTACCGAGGAATACGTAAGGTGCGTACTCGACATCGGTACCGATGCGTTCAACAATAACACCGGGTCGCAGGATCTCCCGAATCTGAATCGAGTTGACCAGGTTGCCCGTGTCAATACGCCGGGGATTAGCTCGCAACCGCTGCTTTGCTGCTGTCTGCGTCAATAGCGCACGAGCGCGCATATTACGGACCACTCCCGACGACGGGGAGGAGGCCAGCAGGCGCACATTGCCCAGATTGAACGAGTGCTTTACACTCGACCGTGCCATGCCCACCCCCTAACTGATACCGCAAGGATACCCGCCATTCCGCACCCCGATGGACACTGTGATCGCTGAGCCTTGGCACGCGCCACCGGGACCCACTTCGGTCTGCTCTCCGATCGTGAACCGCTCGAACTGCTTCACTCCATTAACGGGAGTAACACCGGTGCACATACAACACATGATCCCCGCACGTACCGCCCAGGCATCTTCGGCAGTCACCCTAGCGGCCGCGCTCAGCTCCTCGCAAGTAGGGGGTGCCTCCTGGGTACCCGTAGGCGCGCAACGAGTCATTGACACAGTGTAGTTGAAGACGAAGAACGGAGGGCCGCACTTACGAACCCCTGCGTTCTGCTCACCCGTCCATGGGTTGGGGAATTCAGCTGTCTCGTACTGGCTCGTGAGCGACACCGCCAGCTGACCGCACTCGCAGTCGTCCCAAGCGATCTCCCCCGCAGTGACGCACATGCGCCCCGGGAGTCCCGAGGTAGTGCCTGCCAAGTAGGGGCGGATGCACTCCAGCAAGTGCTCTGCCAGCTCGAAACCGGCGAACGGGTTCGCATTGGAGAACACCATCAGGATGTCCCCACCCTCCGGGGGCGCGGACCGTCGATGTCGAAGATCGTGGCGACGCCGGTACCGGAGGGGTTGTACGTCTTCACGAACATGTCGGCCCAATACAGGCCCAGCATCCCATTGCCGAAAGCCTGGTCAGAGTCGAAGAACACCTTCGTCACACCTTGCCGGGTGACCTGCTGGACCGTGCCAGCGGGCAACACGCAACCGGAGGCGTTGACGCAGCGCTTCGCGATCTCCACCGCCAGCTGACCAGCGGCCAACTTCCCTAGCTCAGGCACCTCCTGGCCGTAGTTGGCGGTGACCGACCACGTACCAACTTGGTCATCATCAAGATTCAGGTCGTTGCAGCGCGGCCAGTCCTCACCGTCCAGGCGCACCAGCAGGTTGAAGTTGTCGACGCGGTAGGCCGAAGGTGGCAGCACCACCCCGTCTACCTTCACTTCGACGATGGAATTGACCGGGTAGGGGAGCTGCACTTCGGAGACGATCGAGCACGAGCACCCCGATGTGCACGAACCGCAGGCGATATTGATCCATTGACCACCCACCAGCGCAGGGGCCGGGAACGGCCACGTGCTGCCCGAGAGGTCGTACCACCCCGTCGCCGGAATCCACGGCCAAGCGGGGAAGCAGTCTTTCCGGCACGGCCGTAGCGTGACCGAGCACAGTCCGAACTGCTGCTTAGTGCGCATCCACAACGCTTCAGTGGCAGCCATAGCTGCCATCGCTTCGATTTCCGGTGTCGTCCCATCCGGGAACACTGCGCACTCAAGATCCCAGGGGCCACACGGACCGGTAACAGCAACCATGGTCGCCTCCCTTCCACTCCGTCAGTCTATCGTCACTTCGGCACCGAAGGACGACGCGGCGGCTGATCGTACCCTGTGGCCGTCCGCTTCGGGACCCGAAGTGACTGCGCTTGACGGTTGGAGGCGACGAACGGAGCACGGCGATAGTCATTCACACTGCCCGAGGTATCGACGATCGCGGAGGGCCGGTTCACCCGCGTAGTCGCGGTGGTCATACGGCCCATGGTCACGTAGCCCTTAGACCAATCCAAGTCCAGCGCGGAAGCATGCTCACCAACGAACTTGTGCGCCTTACGCCCCTGCCCGTGCCCGACGAGGCTTTCCCCATCGCGGTGGTCGACCAGTGACGGCCAAGGGCACCAAGTGCTCAGTCGCTCGACATCGATGGCGTATCGACCGATACGGCGGTCATACTGGGGATACCGCTGCTGGTCGCACCACCGGATCATGCCATTGATGATCCGAGTAGGGAGTACGATCGCCACGCCCCAGTTGAGGGAGGGCATCAGCACCCACGACACGTTTTCTGCCTGCGCAGCCTGCACGGCTCGCTCTACAGCACTCGCTACCGGGCGACGCGTTCCGATGTAGGGCGAGACGATACCAGGCCCGGGAAGGTGGTCAAGCGCGGTTTCGAGCCCTGCGATCAGATCCTTAGCGACCAGGGCATCGTCCTGGACGACCATCCCCCATTGGGCGGACTGGTCGATAGCCTGCCACGCGCGACGGCCCGTATCCCACCTGTTTTCCTTGCGGTCCCAGATGACGTCAGCGTCAGTGATGCCGAGCTGTTGCACCAGGTGCGGGATGTACTCGGCCCGTTTCTTGTGGGCCATGATCTTGACTGACAGCGACGCCATTACGCCACCTTCTCGTAGACAAAGAACGAAGCGAGTCCCGGACGAAACGGCTCTTCGGCGACCTTGAGTTCCCATTCAGGGAACCGCTCGGTGATATCCGGCGTGAATTCGCGCCGAAAAACGTGGCGCGCCGTGCGGCCATCCGGAGTGTTCGTCGCGTAGATGACGACGAACCGCTCAGCGCTCCCGAAGAGGTTATCCAAGTACCTGAAGTAGTCGGCATCATCGGGCAGATGAAACAGCACGTCCATGCTGAGCGCAAGCTCAGCAGTCGTACGTGTCAGCGTCGAATACGCCTCAGTGGTGTGGAACCGATAACGCGAGCCGTGTTCGGCGAACTTTTTCCGCATGCGCTCCACGATGATCGGTGACACGTCAATGCCCATATACTGGGCACCCTCAAGACGAATCAGTTCGAGGACTTGACCGTCGCCGCATCCCCAGTCGACGACGCTTTCCACCTGCCAATAGTGGATGAAATCGGAAATGTAATCGGCCTTGAACTGACCTTCCGCACCCTCCGAACCGGCTCCCGAGGTGCGCCCTTCGCGGTAGCGCCGATCCCAGTAGCCAGCAGGCGTGTACTCGATCGACTTCACTTGGTCACCCCCGGAACGCGAGCGCCGACGACAGCGCCGACACGGGCCACCGCCAGACGGCCAGCGTGCTTCTCGACGTCGACGAGTTCCTTCGACTCGACAAGCGCCTGAACCGCTGCCAGAACGCCGGGGTTGTTCTCAGCGTCGTAGTCATCGAAGACGACCGTAGCGTCGTCGGTCAAGTGCGGACGCCACGCGCGGAAGTCCGCAAGCACGGCGTCGAAGTGGTGGTCACCGTCGATGTACAGCAGACCCACCGACTGGCCCCCTTCCATGTCCGCCCACATCTCCGCTGCGAGCGTGGTCATGGATCGCAGCGGGGTCACCTGGTCTTTGACCCCGGCTCGGGTGAGTTGGTCCAGAAACTCACGGTACGTAGCGGAGGGGAGACGGCTGAGGATGCGGTTACGCCACGCCGAGACCTCTTCAGACCATGCGTCTACGGCGAAGACCGGAGCGCCTTTACCGATTTTCGCACCTCGGGCGAGATACGAAGTCGATTTCCCCCGGTAAGAGCCCAGCTCCACTACTGCCTGTTCAGCGGCAACCTTGGATGCGAGGTCGTGCAGCAGTTCGCCTACCTCGGGAGAGATCAGGCCATCGAGGGTTGCAAGCTCATCGAGTTCGAGCACGTCGTGCCTCCAAAACAGATTCGGTATGATACCACTGGTGGACACAGTACGCGTCCCGGTGGTAATCGTCGGGAACAGTCCCGTTCTTCACATCAGAGTAAGAATACGGGTAAAACAGATGAGACGGTGCCGTGTATCCGCTGTGTGCACGCCAAATTGGCGTCAGGTAGCGTGGTCCGCTGAGGTGGTTGGGACGCTTCGCACCAAGACGCTTGACGTTCTTCGGGAGCAGCCCCACGAGGTCACGGAAGATCTTGTGCCCCGGGACAGCGCCCAGGTAGGTGTTTCCAATCCAGTTTCGATCTTCCATGGCTGCAAACGCCTGATGGCCGGAAAGCGCGGAATCGATTGGCCTCAGCGGTACCGTATCGACGTCGGCATAGAATCCGCCGAAGTCATACAGCAACTCATAGCGGATGATGTCGGCCCTGAACTGTCCCACCGCGTCAGCGGGAACGAGCTGCTTAGCTCGGCGGTACAGATCCCCATTGCGAAGAATCGGGATGTTCTTATCGGTCCACACGTATGTGGTCCAGTCCGGGTGCATGTCGCGCCACCGCTGCACGTTCACCTGCAAGCGCTCCGGCATCGGTGATCCCACCCAGATGAAATGGAGCCGCTTCGGTATAGCCTGGTCGTCGGTCATATCTCCCCCGGTCGTAGAATCGGGGAGCGCAGACCCGGTGACTTGGTATGCGCTCCCCGTGCGATGGGCTACATCTGCCCTGCTATGGTATCAGCTTCCGATCTCCAGAGCACCGCAACCGGCCTCGGGAGGCTGAACCGTGGTGATGTTGAAAGCGAAATGCTTACCGGGGTCCCACGTCGCCGTAGGACTGTCAGCAAGCCACGGGTCACCGATGTTCCACAGTGGCGACGCGGGCTTGGTCATGGACGCGAACCCGAAGGTGAACACATCGTTCGTGAAGGTCAATTCCTGCACGCGAGCGTTGAACTCGTGCGGGAAGGCCCAGTAAATCCACCGCTGAGCCCCCGTCTCATCGCAAGCGTCTTCACCCGCAACAGGCTGCCAGATCTCTTTGGAGAATCGGGCGTTCAGCAGACCGTCACCGAAAGTGACACCCGAGAACTCCGAACCGTCCACGATCGGGTCATCACCGAATACGAGGGCGATCAGATCGACATCCAGGGTGCACAGGTTGGTGACCTGATCCACCCAGTTGAGGAACGACGGTTCCTGCTCATTGACGCACGGCTGGCCGTTGGCCTTCCGCTGCAACAGCCGGGTGCCGTCCTCGTAGTTGGGCGTGGCTGTGATCTCCGTCCACGCATCCGTGGTGACCTGAGCCGAACCATCCCCGACGACCGGGACACCGCACGCGTTCAGCAGGGTGAACCGGGCCACTTCGCCCCGAATAGGGCTTGCGCAAATTGACACTAATACTCCTTTCGGGGCTAGGGGGCTTCAATTTCCCCATTGAGAACGAGTACGGCGAACAGGCAGCAATCCCACCCGAACGCGTACGTGCG